TTTTCTCCGTATCGCTTCGCGTTATTGCTAGGCTTCTACCACGAAAAGCCACAAAAAGTGGCTTAGGTGGTTGGGGGTTGTTTTAAAAAGCTATTCTTTTTCCTTCCTTGTCATACGCTTCATTGTCCGCCCATATATACATGTGAGGATTTTCTATTTGATGATTTTTATAATTTATTTTTCTTTGAATATGTAACTGTTCTTTAATTAAGCAATCAATATGTTTATCAAATCTTTCCTGGTCAATTAGATCATGTGCGTATTGTTCTGTAACAATCTCTAAATCTATTTTTATCTTTTTTAGTGATAATTCAAGAATGATTATTTCTGATTTGGTTTTAGTTAATTTATCCATATTTTTCTCCGTTTTTTTATGCTGTATATTTATACAGTAATCAAAACCTTATTGTCTTGATAAAGATATTATAAGATTAATTCATACGTAAATGCAACATTTTTTACTCATTATTTATTAAATACTTCTTTGAATGTTCTAAATAGCCTAGAATATCGGCATGAGTAAGGAGAAACCAGGAAGGAAAAGAAAGTTGGCAAAACTAACGGAAGATGACTATAAACAAATTTCCGCATGGTCTGGCGATGGTTTAAGTGAAACACAGATTGCAACATTACTTGGTGTAAATATCTCAACGATCACAAGAGAAAAGAAACGTAACGAGCAATTTGCACAAGCTATAAAAAAGGGAAGATATAAAGCAGTCCAACTCGTAGCTAACAAAGTGTTCCAGAACGCAATGGAAGGCAAAGAAACTTCCGCAATCTTTTTCTTAAAAAATAGAGATCCAGACAATTGGGCTGATCGCCAGGAAAAGGTTATCAACGTAAATCTAAAAGACGCCTTAACGCATGCATCCGCAAGAATAATACAAGGCGAAACAATAGAACATGAAACGCTAAACTTAAAAGATGCAAAAGACTAACGCCAGCAAGCACGCGAGCAAGCGTGCATATATGCACAATAGCAAGATAGGTTGTGCGTTCTTGCGTATGCGTACTAATAGAACAGATAGCCCCATTCATGCGTTCATGCGTACTGCTATATAAATATGATAGGAAATAGATTTTACCCCCCCCTTTGTGCGTACGTGGGTGGTACGTATATATATACATTGTGGAATAATTTTTTGTAGGTATTTTAAATGAAGTATAAACCAGAAGAAGAAAAGCTATTGATGACCGAACTATGGTCGCCTGTAATCAAAGATAATCCATTAAACTTCGTCAAATTTGCCTTCCCATGGGGAATGAAAGACACCCCCCTCGAAGATTTTAAAGGACCAAGGAAGTGGCAGGAAAAAATTTTGCGAGAAATGACAATACACATTCAACGTAATGGTGTTAAAGATTTACCAGAGATGTTTAGAATGGCAGTTGCTTCAGGTCGTGGTATTGGTAAATCAGCTTTGGTTGCTTGGATTATTCTTTGGATGTTATCAACTAGGTTAGGATCAACAGTAATTGTTACTGCTAACACCGAACAACAGTTAAGAAGTAGAACATGGGCAGAACTAGGTAAATGGCTCACGCTATCTATTAACTCTCATTGGTGGTCAAAGACTGCTACAACCATAAAACCAGCTGCATGGTTTGATGAAGCGTTAGAACGAGACTTAAAAATAGATACTGGTTATTATTACGCCCAAGCACAGTTATGGAGTGAGGAAAATCCAGATGCGTTTGCAGGCATCCATTCATCTTATGGCGTATGCCTGATTATGGATGAAGCGTCTGGTATTCCTTCTCCCATTTATTCAGTCAGCGAGGGATTCTTCTCTGAACCCACGCCTAATCGTTTTTGGTTTACTTTCTCCAACCCACGCAGGAATCAAGGGCCATTCTACGATTCTTTCCACAGCGCAAAATCTTTTTGGAAAAACGAGCAAATAGACTCACGCACGGTCGAAGGCACGGACAAGGAACTCTTCACTAAGATGATTGAGCAGTACGGCGAAGATTCTACCGTTGCGCGCGTGGAGGTGATGGGAGAGTTCCCATCCGCAGACGATGATACTGTTATACCAATGGAACTAATTAAAAGCGCAGTTGATAGAGATGTCTCTCTTGCCGCAAGCGAGCCTATCATTTGGGGTGTTGATGTCGCTAGATTTGGTGGTGATAGTTCCGCCCTATGCGTGCGTCAAGGAAACCATGTCATTGAAATACAATCATTCCCTTCTATGGATCTTATGCAATTTTGTGGTGTGATAAAAAATAGATACGATGATGCTACTGCGATTGAACGTCCACAAGAAATATTAGTTGATGTTATTGGTTTGGGCGCAGGCGTAGTCGATAGACTCGCCGAGCAGAACTTGCCTGTGCGTGGCGTGAATGTTGCCGAAGCACCAGCGACTAAGAAAAATTATTTAAACTTGCGTGCGGAGCTGTGGTTTGCAATCAAAGATTGGTTGGCGCATAGAGATTGTAGATTACCAGTTGATGATGAATTAGAAGCCGAGTTAGCTTCCCCCTTATATAAATATACTTCTAGTGGTAAAATAAAAATAGAAAGTAAAGACGAGATGCGCAAGCGAGGTATCAAGTCTCCAGATAAAGCAGATGCACTTGCATTGACAATGGCAAGTAGTGCTGCAAGTTTTAGTGGAAGTGGAAGTCAATTCGGCTATAATTTTAGACAACCACTTAAATCAAGAATAATTAGAGTTGGATAATTTTATGGCAAAAAAAATCAAAGAAGAAACGGTCAAGGTAGAAGTGCAAGAAGCAATGAGCATGGATAACCTTGTCGGTGTTATTAAATCAGAAATGGATGATGCAAAAGATTTCATTCATCAAGTCGGATCAGAAAGAGCAGAATCAACCGAATATTATCTTGGTACTGAACCAGAAGGCACAAGCACGCTTCAGTCAGAATATGTTTCTACTGATGTAAGAGAAAGCGTATTGTTTATGCTTCCCTCAATCATGCGAACATTTTTTGGTACTAAAAAGATTGTAGAGTTTGTACCAAAAGGACCAGAGGACATTCAACTTGCAGAACAACAAACCGATTATATTAATTATTTAATCAGAGAAAAAAATCCAGGCTTCCAAGTTTTATACGATGTATTTAAAGATGCGTTAGTTAGAAAGACTGGTTTTGTAAAAGTATTTTGGGATGACTCAATTACATCTACCACGCACGAATACAGCAATATTGACCCACAATCTTATCAAGCATTAATACTAGATAAAAATGTAGAAGTCATAGAAGAGTCAGCCACGCAAGAAACTATTACTACTTTCGACCCAATAAGCGGTGAAGAAGTTACCCAAGAAATACCAGTAAGCTACGACCTTACAATTAGACGATTAAAACCAAAAGACCAAGTATGTATTGAATCTGTACCACCAGAAGAAATACTTATTTCAAGACACGCACGCGACATAGAAACCGCATCTTATGTTGCTCATAGAATGGTTAAGTCTGTGTCTGAATTAATCGCTATGGGTTACGACCCTGAAGAGATAGAAGAGTATGCAGGTTATGGCGGTAGTTCGTTAGACCCAGAAAGTTACGAAGAAGAACAAGCAAGAAATCCGTTTGATAACATGGTATACCCAGACAGAAACGATGCTGGCGGTAAAGACGTTTACTATGTAGAACACTACTTATACTATGACTTTGATGGTGATGGTATTGATGAACGAATCAGAGTATGTACTGCTGGTGATGGACTTCATGTTTTAAATGTAGAACCTTGGGATGAATTACCAATATGTATGTTCTGTCCAGATCCTGAACCACATACAGCTATTGGTTCATGTCCAGCTGATTATCTAAAACCAATTCAGGCTGCTAAATCACAAATTATGCGTGATACATTAGATTCACTAGGTCATTCAATCTTCCCAAGAATGGGTATTGTTGAAGGCCAAGTAAACGTAGATGACGTATTAAATACTGATATCGGTCAACCAATAAGAATGAGAGCGCCAGGCATGGTACAACCATTCGCAGTACCTTTTGTTGGTAAAGAAGCTTTCCCAGTTTTAGGATATTTAGACGAATCTAAAGAAAACAGAACAGGCGTATCTAAAGCAAGTGCAGGATTAAACGCAGAAGCTTTACAATCTACAACTTCCGCAGCTGTAACTGCTACTATGAGCGGTGCGCAAGGCAGAGTAGAACTTATATGCAGACATTTTGCTGAAGGTGGTCTAAAAGCCATGTTTAAAACAGTAAATAACTTGGTAATCAAACACCAAAATGCACAAGATATCTTTAGATTAAACGGTAAATTTATCCCTGTAGATCCAAGATATTGGGATTCAGATAAAGATATGGTGGTAAATGTAGCTATATCTAAGTCATCCGACCAAGAAAAATATCAAGTTTTAACAGGATTAGCTGCAAAACAAGAACAAATCATGCAAACACTAGGGCCTCAAAATCCATTGGTATCAATGCAACAATATGCTAATACTTTGACTAGAATGATTGAGTTAGCTGGTTTCCAAGACGCACAATCGTTTATAAATACAGAAGTTCCGCCAATGCCACCAATGCCACAAGAGCCACCACAGCCAGACCCAGCTGCTTTACTAGCACAGGCTGAAGCTCAGAAAGCACAGGTACAAGCACAGAAAGCTATCATTGATGCAGAAACCGATAGAATGAAAATTATCATGGATGATGATAGACAAAGAGACATCGAAGAAGCACAACTTAGAGTTAAAGCTTTAGAGTTACAAGCTAAGTATGGTGCGCAAATAAACATTGCAGAAATTAATGCTATTATGGAGCGAGATAGAGAAAATATTAGACAAAATGCAAAAGATCAAGCTCAAGGATTATTTACAGGCAATGTACCACCAACACAAAATATTTAATTTAGAAGTATTGGAAGGCGATATGGTTTATGTTGGCAAAGAAATAAAAGCAAAAACTAAAGATGATGCGTTAAGAATTATGTCGCTTATGTCTGGTGGTGAAGTAAATTCAGATTCAGAAATTATATTTATTGAAGAGAAGGAGTTACACTAATGAAATACATAAGAAAGTTTTGGGTATGGTTGAAAGAAACGATACATAAGTTTTTAAACTGGTTTGATAGTTTTATGACACCAGCACCAGTTATTAAAAAAAGAGGTAGACCAAGGAAGAAAAAATAATGACACCAGAATCTTTGCAAGAATTACAGCGCATATTGCTAACCAAGCAACCAAGAGGTGCTGTTGGTTCTACGACTCCAGATGTAGGATCTATTACACCACTAAGTCCTTATGAAGCTTTGCAGGCAGAAAGAAGTCAATTAAGTTCTGATCCAGTTATAGCTAATTTACAAAAGTTTGGTCGTGGTGTTAAAGGTTTGTTTGAGCCTGAGACACCATTAGATTATCTTAGTATGGCTGCCCCACCATTAAAAACAATTTCAAAACCATTAAAAACAATTTCAAAACCATTAAAAACAATTCCAAAAGCCAAAAAAATACAAAAAGGTGTTTATCAATATAGAGGTCATATTATTGAAGATATGGGAGGTTATTGGAATTGGGGCGTATTGCCTAAAAAAGCAAAACATTGGACAGAAGCACAATATGAAGATGCTTCTAACAACTTAAAAGATGCAAAAAATTCTATTGATTCTATAATAGAAAAATCTGGTAAAAATTATTATAAAAATTAATTATGAGTATTACATATAGAGGCGAAAGATTTAGCGGTTATAACAAACCAAAACGAACACCAGGCAAATCTAAAAAGTTTGCTGTTCTTGCAAAAGTAAAAGACCAAGTTAAATTAATTAGATTTGGTGATCCGAATATGACAATTAAAAAAGACCAACCAAAAAGACGAGCATCTTTTCGCGCCAGACATAAATGTGATACTAACCCACCAAACAAATTAACAGCAAGATATTGGAGCTGTAAAAAATGGTAAGGAAGTTTAAAAAAGTTTCAAAAACTAAAAAAGGTGTACCTAAGAAATATGTTAAAGGTGCAAAGAATCCTAAAGCTAGAGAAAACGAAATACTTAGAACGCAAAGGTTATACGCATCTGGTAAATTAACAAAAGCTATGATGGATGCAATTTCAAAACAAAGAAGTAAAGGATGAGTAAAAAAGCTTGTATAGATAAATATTCAAAGTCTAGTGGTATTTCAAGAGGTACACTTTCAAAGGTTTATCAACGTGGATTAGGTGCATATTATTCATCTGGTTCACGACCAAAAGTATCTGCACACCAATGGGCTTGTGGTAGAGTTCGATCATTTGCAACAGGTAGCGGTGGTGCAAGAAAAGCAGATTCAGATTTATTCAGACCTAAAAAATCTAAAAAGAAATGAGGTTATTAAAAGATTTATTAACTAGATTTTTAGAATGGTCTTTTGAACGAAAAGCTAATAAAATGTTTTTAAAAGCACAACAAGGAGAATAATTATGCCAGGATATGGATATGGTAAACCAGCAATGAAACCTAAAAAGAAAAAAACAAAACCTAAGAAAAAAGGAAAATAATATGCCTTTTAGTAAATACTCACCAAAACAAAAAAAATTAGCTAAAGTAGCAAAACCAAGAAATAAAATTACTGCTGCTGATTTTAAAAAATTACAAAAGAAAAAGAAAAAGTAATGAAAATAAAAGCACCTAAAGGTTATCACTTTATGAAAGATGGTAAGACTTATAAACTTATGAAACATACTGGTGGGTTTGTAAAACACAAAGGTGCTTCGCTTACAGCAGAGCTTCCTGTAATTAAAAAACATAAATGAAACCACAATCTGCCAAGGCTAAAGGCAGAGCTTTACAACAATGGGTTGTAGATAAGCTCGTTGAATTACTTGGTTTCGATCCTGAAGATTTAGAATCAAGACCCATGGGTTCTAATGGTGAAGATATTATTATGGGTGTTCAATCAAGAAAACAATTCCCTTACTCAATAGAGTGCAAAAACCAAGAATCAGTTAATGTATGGAAAGCATACGAACAATCGCAAGAAAACTGTAAAGCTTACGAACCTTTGGTTATAATAAAGAGAAATAGAACAAAGCCTCTCGCGTTAGTCGATGCTGAATACTTTATAAGGTTACATAATGATAGACAAGCTAATACAACCAGTAACGAAGATTCTTGATAAGTTCATACCAGACGCAGATACAAAACAACAAATAGCGCATGAACTTGCAACTATGTCTGAAAAGCACATCCATGAGATTGCAAAAGCACAAATAGAAGTAAACAAAGAAGAAGCTAAAGGTAATTGGTTTCAGTCATCTTGGCGACCTGCAACAGCATGGATTTGTGTTTGTGGTTTTGCAGTAAACTTTTTAATTAGTCCACTTGCTGCTCCTTTTGGTATTGATATACCACAAGCAGATACATCAACCATGTTGCCTGTTTTAATGGGTATGTTAGGATTAGGTGGTATGAGAAGTTATGAGAAAACTAAAGGATTAACAAAATGAGTTGGGAGAATTTCAGAATAGAAGAGTTCGCTTGTAAGCATTGTGGTGAAAATAAGATTGAACACGAACTAATAGATAAGTTACAATTACTAAGAAGCGATGTAGGCTTTCCATTTAAAATAACAAGTGGATATAGATGTGCAGATCATCCGATAGAAAAAGTCAAATCTGAACCAGGCACGCACGCATTAGGACTAGCTGCTGACATATTACTCAGAGGCGAGCAAGCACTAGAAGTAATATCAAAAGCAACTGATTATGGATTTACAGGCATAGGAATTAACCAAAAAGGCAATGCAAGATTTATACACTTGGACATCTCAAAAGACTCACAGGGTAGGCCACGCCCTCATGTGTGGAGCTACTAAATGGAAATAAGCTCTATTTTATTGTGGAATATTATAATGACCTTAGTATTTGGTCCTATCATTTATAGTATTCGTTCTAACGCGACAGAAATCAAAAGAGTTGATATACTACTCAATAAGACAAGAGAAGAGTCTGCTATGCGATTTGTTACCAAAGAAGAATTGATAATGAATATGGATAGAGTGATTGAGCGTATAGATAAGCTAGACGCTAAAATAGATAAACTAATTACACATTAATATGGAAATAGACGCTTTAAATAGAATGTTGGAAGGCATGAGAGAGAATGAGGACTTTAGACGAAGAGAAAGATCGCTAGATATACCAGGTATATATCAAAACCAAGGAGGCATGGGTAATGTTGCTAGTTTTGGTGATAGCGGTGGTTTTAATTTTTTAGGTATACCTTCAGGCGGAAATGGTGGTTTTGGCGGAAGTGGTGGTTATATGCAAATTTTAAGAAATCTTGCAACTCAACAACCACAACTAGGTCCAGATGATTTCGGCAGTTATACAATACCCTTGTCAGATCCTACATATCGTTCTGGTTTTGATTATGCGCGTTCTATAGCAGGCGGCATACCAATGGAACAAGTCATTGCACCAGGCGTAAGCTATTCTCCAGAACAACCAGGTGGTTATACACAAGAACAATTAAACATACCTAGAGATGTAGAAAGACTTACACCTCCACCAATTTTACCTCCAACAAGAGAACCTGATGATCCAAGATATTTTGGCACAGGTATTGGTGGTGTAAATATTCCAGTAGATAGAAAACAAATACCGAGTAGATTATTACCTCCGATATATGGTCCAGGTCGTTTTGATATTAGAGATTTTGCTACAGGTATTGATGGTGTTCAAATACCAGATGTGCCTACAGGTAGGGATTTCTCTATAGATAGAGAGGTTTTGGAAAGACCTATGATATCTGGTTTAGAGAACAGAGATTTAATGGATGTTGATTCTTTAATTACACAAGTTCCAACAGGTAGAGATTTTTCAGTAGATAGAGAACGAATCCCACCACAAGACTTTGGATATGGTCCAGGTGTACTACCACCTTCACCCCCAATGGACATAAGGGATATACCCCCAATGGATATAATAGATATACCACCAATGGATATAATAGATATACCACCAAAAATAAACGACCAGATATTTATTGATGACAGACCAATAATTGATGAAAGAATAGTAGACCGTGGTTATGGACCAGGTATAATGCCTCCATTACCACCAATGGATATTGATAAGGTAATACCACCAGTAGATATACCACCAATAGATATACCTTTTATACCTTTTATAAAACCTCCATCAATTATGGATAGGCCTTTAATTATAGATACCCCAACAATTATGGATAGGCCTACAGGTGATAGGTTTTCAATAGCACGATCAAAACCAATGGGATTATTTTAATGTCAGTATCACATGAAGAAGTAGTTAAGGCTGCACAAGCTGAACAAATATTAACAAGCGATGTTTTCAAAGAAGCAGTAGAAAATCTTAAAAACGAATATATAACCCATTGGTTAAATTCAAGAGATATCTCAGATGTTACTGCTAGAGAAGATATCCATAGATCATTATTACTATTACCAGAGGTTGAAAGACATCTGCGTATCATTGCAGAAAAAGGTAAGCTAACAAAAGCTAATATAAACAAAATTAGAAAAATCGGCTAAACCTTCCCTTTTTACACATTATTAAGCTAAAATACCCTTAAATACATTAAGGAGTATTTATATGAGCAATAACGGAAAACCGACTGCTTTACAAACAGATAGTGAAATAGCTGCCACTATGTTTGAAAGTTTCTTGACCCCTGAAGAGGATAAGGTTGAAGAGGCAGTCGCAGAAACAGAAGAAGCAGTAGAAGAAGTCCTTGAAGAAGAACTTGAAGCACCTGAAACTCTTGAAGAAGATGTGGAAGATGAAGAAGAGTTTGACGAAGAGGACGAATTAGATGAAGAACAAACCGATGTTGAAGAGGAAGCCTTGCAACCTCAGACATTTACAGTAAAAGTAGATGGTCAAGAAGTTGAGGTTACGCAAGATGAACTTATCAACGGATATTCTCGTCAGCAAGATTATACGCGCAAGACACAAGAACTCTCTCAACAGCGTAAGACTATTGAGCAGCAGCAAGCAGAGTTAGCGCAAAGAGATGCGATATATTCGCAGTTGTTACCGAAGATGGAAGCCCAATTAAAGGGCGAACTGGCTAACGAACCAGATTGGAACGCTTTGTATGAAGATGATCCTGTTGGTTATGTTCGCGAAAAACAGCTTTGGGATGAAAAGAAAGAAAAGCTTAGTGCTGTAAGTGCTGAACAACAAAGACTTCAACAAGAAGCCTTGGTAAAACAGCAACAACAAATACAACAATTTGTTGAATATGGCAATCAAAAGCTTCTTGAAATAATTCCAGAATGGCAAAACCCAGAGGTTGCTGCCAAAGAAAAAGCTGCTATAAGCGAGTATGCAATGAGGGAGTTGGAATATACTCCTGAAGAGATACAACAGGTTTATGATTATCGTGCTTTGCTTGGTTTAAGAAATGCTTGGTTAAACTCTCGAACAGTTGAAGCCACAAAGAAAAAACCAACACAAAAAGCACCAGCAAGAGTTGCTAGACCTGGTACGACTAACCGACCAAAAACGACAACACCTGTGAAGAAAGCAAAACAAAGGTTGGCCAAAACTGGGAAAACCTCAGATGCGGCTAAAGTATTTGAACAATTAATTTAAAGGAATATAACAATGGCTAAAGTAACAAACGCCTTTGATACATATACAGCTACTGCTGACAGAGAAGATTTAAGTAATATTATTTACAACATTTCTCCAATGCAAACTCCGTTTATGTCATCAATCGGAAAAAGAAATATAAAAAACGTAGTATTTGATTGGCAGACAGAAAGTCTACCTACTCCAAGTGCCGCTGGACAGCTTGAAGGTTTTGAACTATCAAGAGCTGCTTCTACAGCTACAGCAAGAGCAAGTAATGTTGCTATGATTTCAGCTAGAGATGCAACTGTAACAGGTTCACAAGAAGCTTCAGATGCAGCTGGTAAGAGATCAGAAATGGCTCACCAACTTGCTATTATGGCTAAAGCACTTAAAAGAGATATGGAAGAAGCTCTATGTCAAAAAGGTGCTAAAACAACTGGTAATGCTACAACAGCTAGGGTAACTGGTGGTTTCGAGTCTTGGATTACAACTAACGATTCAAGAGGAACTAACGGTGCTTCTACTGGTGGCGGTGCTGCTCCAACAGACGGAACACAAAGAGCATTAACAGAAACTTTATTAAAAGATGTATTACAACTTATGTTTGCTAGTGGTGCAGAGCCTAACATGGCAATCTGTGGTCCTGTAAATAAGCAGAAGATTTCTGCTTTCACAGGTAGAACACAAGCTAGACAATTTGTTGATGCAAACACAGTCGAAGCTTCAGTATCAATCTATTCATCTGACTTTGGTGAACTAAAAATCGTTCCATCAA